CCTGCAGTAAATATAACTGTACCACCTGCTGATACACCAGCATCTGTAACTGTATAGTGGGTTGTTAATGTTTTAGTAGTTTCTGTACCATTAGAAGCACGAATAATTACTTGAATATCTGAATCTTGGAATATCTTAAATGTGTATGTAAATGTAGTAGTTGAACCATCACCATCATAACTATTCTTAACTGTAGTTGAGGATATTGTCATATTTAGAAACCTTTAAACAATACAGATGGTTTTGTAAACAAAAATTCTTGACCACTATCTTTTTTCATTTTTCTTTCCATTTCTCTAAGATAACCAGGTGATAGTGTTTCCATTATTTGATAACCGATTGCGTAATCAAAAGCTGTTTTAACATAAAATAAATTTAAGAAAGGAGTATTACCAACAACAGATTTATAAGCCTGTCTTAATGCTGGATCTTTTTCTCCCCTAATTCCATATTTAATTGCTTGTAAAACATTGAATGTTTCAGTTGCAAATGGTCCAGCAGCAGTTGCCATAATTTCAGATCCTGTTCTTGTTTTAGAAAATAAAAAATCACCATAGACACCTAATCCACCACCTTGTAACATTGCTGCATAAAACGTATCTAACTTATTAGGATCTTTTGGAGATTTACCTTTTAATAAATCTTTTGCTGTCATTGATATATAACCAAATATTCCAGCACCTACTACTAAATTTGCCATACCAAACACACCTTTTGCATATTGTCCCTCTCTAATAAATGACATTTCTCTTCCAAATGCTTTTTGTAATATAGCCATAGGAAATGCTTTAAATTGAAAAAAGAATCTCATAGCTTCACCCATTCCAGTTCCTGCCATTAATCCTTGTTTCATAAAAGCTCTAGTTCTAGCATCAGGCTCAATAACTGCGTAACTAGATCTATCTAAAAACATTCCAGATATTTTTGCTTTTAATGTATCTCTATATAAATCTATTTGCCTTTGCGTTGCTTTTTTCATGTTCATTAAATCTAATATTTGTTCTTTAGATAAATTATCTATATTTTTAACAGAAAAAAATTCTTTACCATCATCAGATTTTTCAACATCTAATTTTTTAATTGTATTCCATAATTTTTCATCAATACCAAAATGATTTATTAATCTTTTAAATTCTGGTTTTAGATTTGCAAAATAAATATTTCTTTGTTTTGCAACATAATTACTCATACCGAGCATAGCTCCTTCTTTTAAAGTGTTAGTCCACCAATTAAGTAAATTTAATTTAAAAAATGTTCTTTGTATTTTTGTAAAGTTTCTACTTAAATTATCTCCAACAGAATATCTTGCAGCTAAATCATAAATAAGATTATCAGCCATAAATCCTAACTGTTCTGCTATTTCTCTTTTTTTTGCTGTGTTTTTAATTTTAGCTAAATTACCCATAGCTTCAGCAACTCCACCTAAATAAGTTCTACCTTGATATGATAATTCTTTTGCATACAAATGAATATCAGCCATAGCAGAAACAACAGCACCTCCTAATTTAGCCATTGATAATATAGATCTAGTAATAGCAGACCATTTAGCAGCACTAAAATTTCCAATAGTATTTACAGATCCATCTATCTCAGCAAATTGAGAATTGTAAGTTCTTTCATTTTTACCAATTTCATCTATATATTTTAATTTATTTTGTTTAGTAAGTTGTTTTGCAATAGAACTTTTTATTAATTGAAAATTTTGTTTTGGTTTAGTTCCAAGAGTTGTAATCATTCCAATGTTTCTTCCTGCATTATTTAATCCAAAAAAGAATGATTCTCTTAAATTACCAGAACCAAATTTAGAATTATAATCAAACCAATCATCAGATGTATTAAAATGCAATACTCTTTTAGCAGCAAGTTTTGTTGTTACATCTCTAGATCCAAAAACTCCAGATGATCCTTCTGTAAGAACATGATTATTTTTTACTAACGAATTCCATACAAAAGCTAAAAATTCATCTTTATTATCAACTCCATCAAATGTTCTTTCTGCTAATTTTGGTTTTATATATTCTTTCCAAGCATTAAAATTTCTATCAACTCCACCAGTATATTCTGCAACATTCTTATTATCTTTTAATTTTAAAACATCTGCGGCATTTCTTATTTGCATTGGATCATGTGTTTGTCTTACAATCCAACCAGGTAATTTATCTATATTAGCACCAAGATTATTTAATTTTTTTCTAATAGATTCAGAAAAATCAGACATAATTCTAGCCATATTAACAATGTCTTGGTTTTTTTCTGTAATAGGTTTGTCAGATCCTATTTCCCATATCGTTCTTGCTGTTCTTCTATCTATATCTTCATTTGCATTAGCAAATAATTCAATTAAATTATTTTGTCTTAATTTTTCTTGAAAAGCACTAACTAACATTCTATATTCAGAAAGCTGAGCAAGAGCAACAGAAGCACGAGAACCTACTCTTTGTAAATTACTACCAACTAATATAGCTGTTAATCCTTCAGCAGGATTGTTTGGAAACTCTCTAAGAACATATTCAACTGTATTTCTAATTCTAATCTCATCTTCTAAAGCATTTCTTTGTTTTATTTTTTTTGCTATTTGTTGTTCTTTTAAAATTTTATTAGCAACTTGTTCTGATAATTCATTATCTAAATTATCTAATCTAACTTCTTTTTGAGCATCTTTAATACTTTGAATAATATCTTCTGCTTTTGTAGATGAAATTGATGATTGTTTTAATGTTTTCTCAAGTCTATCTATACATCTATCTTTTGCCATAACTACCTTCCGTTAACGCAATTAATACTATCTTTAATTGCATCTTTTAATTCTTTTTCTTTAGCAACAACTTCTTGATTTTCAACTCTTGCTTGTTTTAATTCTGCACTTTCTTCAATTTCTAAATCTTTTTGTCTATTTTTTATAATATTCAATTCATCTTCTATTGATCTATTTTCTAAATCTAAATTTCTTTGATCAATATCTTTTTGTCTTAATACATCTTCTACTTTAATTATATCTAATTCATCTTCTTTTTTAAAAACTCTTGTTCCTTTATTATCTTCAGTAACAATTCTTTCTGTTGTGCCAATATTTTCATCTACAATTCTTGTAGTATTAACTCTTTCATTAACTGGTACAGCATCATTAATTTGAGCTTCTCTAAGTTTAGGATCAAGATCTGCAATGGGTTTAACATTAACAGGATTATCTTCTATTAAATCTGTCAAAGCTCTAACTAATAATAATCTTCTAGTTTCTGGATCTGTTTCAGCAAGTTCTTTCATAACTCTTGATGTTTCAGGATAGTATTCTTTATACAAATTTACCGCAGGATCTTCGCCATCTGTAATTCCTGCTGCTTTTCTAGCTTCTTCAATTCTATCTTCAAATGCTCTACGAGTTCTAAAATCTTTTAATGCACCTGCTCCTACATGAAGTCCACCACCAATAATAGAACCAAAAGTAATGTTTAAAAAACTATCCATTAAACCATAATCAGCCTGTTCTGCTGTTGCTGCTGTTAATACTATTGGTTCAACTGCTGCAGCACCGACTGCTCCTTCAACAACACCTCTAATACCTCTTGCTTTTGTTAATCCTTGTCGTGCAACTAAAGATGCAAATCTAGCTTCACCAACTACAGGTATAAATGCTGATGCTATATTAATAGGATCTGCAAGACTAACAACTAATGAAGTTCCAAGTTTTGCACCACCAGTATAAAAACCAGAATTAAAAGGATTAAAAGAACCTTCTGGACCACGAGCAATAATACTTTGTCTTTCTCTTTCTAAAGTTTTTCTATTGACTAAAATATCAACTGTAGATTGTTTTTCGTCTTGATCAAAAAATAAATCTAAATTTGAATATTTTTTATTTAATTCATCTTTTGATATTAATGGTTCATTAGTATCTTCATTTCTGTTTGCTTCTAATTCAAAAAAACGAATAGCAGATGGAAGTGGATTAAAGTTCCAAGCATCTTCTGCAACTGCACCTAGTGTTTCACCTAATGTTGATTTATATAAATCATATCCATTAGTTTTGACATTTTCATTAACATCTAAACCAAAGCTAATGTTAGCCATATTATCTACTAAATAAAGTTATTAATGGTTCACTCTTTAATGTTTTTTTTCTTTGATCTGCTGTGATTTTTTTAAAATCAATAGTTTCATTTGTTGTTGGTAATTTAGAAGAAGAATCATCAAAATTCATTTTAATAAATTCCCCTTTTTTATTTTCAATTAAACCAATAGATCCATCAGATAATGTTACAGCTAACACAATACCATTTCCATCTGCTGTATTTACCCACATACCATTTTTTTGTATTTGAACTTTCATTGCTTTATTTAATTGATCATCAGTAATTTTTTTATTTTCTGATTTAAAAGGTGCAATATCTAATTTATCAATATAAAATTCTTTTATTATATTTGCTTTTCTTTCAATATGCTGTCTTTGTGAATCTGAAAGACGTTGATTGTTATAAATTTTAGGAATGAAATAAGTATCTTTTATATCAAAGTTATCATTAATATATCCTGTTGCTTCTTTAACAGCTTTTGATGGATCTTTACCTGTAAAGATTTTATTAGCAGCAATATAAGTAATAACTTCTTGTATATCAGATATTTCTTTTAATGCTTTTTCTGTATTAAATGGATTTGATTTTACTATAACTTGTTGAAAATTAGATAATTCTGTAGCAACATTTTTTCTTAATTCATCTTTACTAATTTGATCACTATCTTTTAGAAATTGATCTAATCTTTTTCTTTCTTCTTTACTATCAATGCTTGTTGCTTGAATTGCAAAGTTTTGATCATTAAAATAAGAAACAAGTTTAGCAGTAATTGGTAATTCGTTTTCACTTAACTGAATTAATAATCTTCCATAGTTATCTCCATATTGATTTTCTAAAGATTGAAGATCAGCAATTTTTTCTTGTGGTTTTTTACTATTATAATCTTGAACTATTGCTACAGCATTTGCTTTTGGAATAACTTTTATATTATCTGAATAAATACCAATGCTTTCTTGTGCATCAACAACACTAGCAACATATTTTTTAAATTTTCTATCTTTAATTGTTCGATCTTGTTCTTGTTGATAATCATTAAAATTATTTTTAACAACAGGATTGTATAATATAACTAAACTAGCTGGATCTTCTTTAGTTAATTTTGCTTTTTGACTAGCAGTATTAACTAAATCTTGTTTTAATTTTAAATCAAATGCAGCAGATTCTGGTCTAATTTCAAAAGATTCAATAATTTTAGTTTCATCACCAATTTTAGAATTATAAATTTGTTTTTGAAAATCTTTTGTTCTTATAATACCAGTTTCTTTTTCAATAAAATCTGAATAATATTGATTACCCATAATATCTTTAACAGCTTTTTTATCAATTTGTATTGGGTTATCTGTTGAAAGAGTTGCTAAATAATTAGTAACATTATCTTTAATAACTGGTTTAGCATCAGAGATTGCTTCTGCTTCTAATCTCAATCTATCTTCACCAATAATATTTGGATAATTATTTATATCTTTAATTCTTTGTGCTGTTTCAACAGGATTAAGATTTAAATCTTTTTTAAATTCTAATTTTTGAACTGTGCTAGGTATGTTCCTTACTTTTTTAAAATAAGTATCATTATCAATAATTAAATCATTTTTTTGTGATTCATAAAGAACACCAAGATCAGAATATAAAGTTTCTTTTTGAAGTTGATTATCAGAATATAATCCATTAGTAATCATTCTCTTTTCTTTTAATTCATCTTGATTAATTCTATCTTGAACTAAATTTTCTCTGTTTTTGGTAACAATAGTTGATAAATATTTTCTTTCTTCTGTTGCATAATTATTAAGAAATAAATTTTTAACAGATGAACTTGGTGCTTCGTTTGCATATTTTTCTTTAATTATTTTTGAATATTCTAAAAATAAATTTGAACTTCCTATTGGATCTGATGATTTAGAAAGTCTTGATCTTGTTTCTTCTAATTCAATAGATGCTCTATTTTCTAATTCTAATGCTTTAGTTTTATCAACTACAGCCTGTTCTTTTGTATAATAATCAGTTAATGATTTTATTACAGGTTCAAATGCTGCGACTGTGCTTCCAGCACCAGAAACAGGAACTTGAAAAGAAGTTTTAATACTTGCAGATTCTGCGGTTGGTGTTCCTTGAGCTGTAAATATAGGTATCTTTGGCATTAGAATGATCCTGAATATCCTGTTGGATTAGAATAGTATTGAGTATAAGAACTAGCACCATCTAATGTTTTTGCTCCACCAAGTAAACTTGATCCAGCTCCTGATTGTGCAAAAAATGTTGCACCTTTAAATAAAGTTCCCATTGCTGCTATTCTTCCAGTTTGTCTAGCCATATCACCTTGTATTCTATAAAAGTTTGATTCTTCAAATTTTCTTGCTTTCGCTACATCACCTTCATATTGAATTACATTTTTTTGTATTTCTGCTTCTTCAGCATTTTTCATTGCAATTCTTAATGCAGTTCCTGATCCTTGTTGAATTCCAGCTTTAGCAATTGATACTTCTGTTTTACCAACAAATCTTTGGTAATCTTTATCAAATTGACCAAGTTGAAATTCTGTTCTTTTATCTATTGCACCAGCTTCTTGTTCTGCTATTTGTGCATTTCTATTTTGAATTGCTTGATTGTATTTACTAATAGCATTTTGTTGTTGTGCTTGTATAATACTACTTCCTAAAACAATATATGGTATTGCTGGTGCTGCAAATGACATTAGTAAATCCTTGCAAATCGGTAATGATCTGTGTCATCAAAACCATAGTTTTTCATTAAGCCTTCGTTAGTAAATCCT